TATAAAACAAACAGATTAAAACTCTCACTCTCGATGGCAAAACCGAAGAAAGTTATCAAGGTCAAAGAGCCTGTTCGCATTCGTGAAAAGGCGATGAAGGATGGCGGTATGAGCCTCTATCTTGACATCTATGATAATGGAGTCCGTAAGTATGAATTTCTCAAATTGTATATCGTACCCGAGACCTCTCCAATTTGCAAAATGCAAAATAATCAAACTCGAAAGCTCGCCGAGCAAATCAAAGCTCAGCGCATCTTGGCTCTGCAATCTCATGGCATCAAGAAATGGGATAAGGTCAGAGGTTCGTCACTGAGATTGCTCGACTGGTTGATGAAATACGAGAACGATTCACTCGGTGTCACGAAGTCAACACTCAAAGGCCGCCGAGATATGCGTGTCAAGGTTCAGGCATTTCTTAAAAAAGAAGGGCGCGAAGCGATGACGATGATTGAAGTGGATACCGATTTCTGCAAAGACTTTCTGAAATTTCTCCGGACTGCCAAGCATGGAGTATGCAAGGATGGCAAGACGGTGATTAGCGCATCAACGATGCATCATCACCAAGCCGTCTTGAATGGTGCGCTCAACACTGCGGTGCGTGAAGGTATCATAGATGCGAATCCGTTGAAAATGCTTAGTCGAAAGGAGAAATTTCCGGCGAAGGAAAAAGAACGTGAGTTTCTCACCATAGAAGAGGTTCACAAATTAATCGACACTCCATGTCCCAACGACAATGTGAAGTTGGCGTTCCTACTCAGCTGCTTCACTGGGCTTCGCCTGAGCGATGTTCGTGCGTTGAAATGGCGTGACATTCAAAAGACACCTGACGGCTCGGCACAGTTCATTAGAATACGAATGCAGAAGACTCAAAACCTGGTCAACGTGCCGTTGTCTCAGGAGGCGCTGCGCTGTATGCCGCCTCGTGAATTGGATGAGCCGATGTTTGTGTTGCCAGCCGGAACATCCAACATCTGTCTTATACTTGATAAATGGGTGAAGGCTGCCGGGATAGATAAGCATATTACATATCACTGTTCAAGGCATAGCTTCGCGACTATGTTGCTGACGCTCAATGCTGACATTTACACAGTGAGTAAGTTGCTCGGTCACGGCAACATCAACACCACTCAGATTTATGCGAAGATTGTCGATCAGAAGAAGGTTGACACTGTAAACTTAATCGACACAATGTTCACTCAACCGAATAGCGATGGCAAACAAGACGATTGAAATCAGAACGAAGGAGCTGCAAGATGGGAGCCAGAGCTTGTATCTTGACATTTATGAGAACGGCAAGCGTCACTATGAGTTCTTGAAGCTCTACATCGTACCCGGCAAGGATGCTACGACAACCGCTCTCAATAAGAATGCAATGCGCAAGGCGGTTGCCATAAAAGCGGAACGGATGCTCGGCATTGAGCGAGAATTGGATGAAAGGGAAAAGGCAAATCCAAGTGAGCGATTGTTCGATAACTGGATGGATGAATATCTTGAAGAAATCTCGGTCAATCCTGAATACTCTCAGTGGCACATCAAGAATGTGCAGTCACTGATAATGAATATCCGTGCGTACATGGCGCACATCAAGCATCCTCGCCTACGCTTTCGCAAGATTGACAAAAAGTTTTGCATCGGTTTCATTGAGTTCTTACAGAACGATTATGAGAACCCAAAACACCCCGGAGCGAAGCAACGTCTGTCATATCAGACGATACGACTTCGCCAAAACGGATTGCGCCACATGCTTAATGCGGCGGTAAAACAGGGATTGCTAAAATCGAATCCGTTCTCAAAGCTCAGACCGGAAGAAATTCTTGGCAAGCGAGATGAAGCAATTGAGTATTTAACCGCTGAGGAAGTGTCTGCTATTGCAAATCTGGATACGCCATTCGTTGTTGCCAAACAATGTTTCCTATTCTGCTGCTACACCGGGTTGCGCCATAGCGACATCTCAGCATTGCGATGGGAGGATATAAAAGATACCGACAATGGATTGATGATTTCTATGACTATGCAGAAAACAAAACGTATAGTCAGCGTTCCAATTGGCAATATGGCTCAACAATGGCTTCCCGAGAAGCCCAAACGTGCAAGAGGTTTAGTCTTTGCCGTTCCGTCCATCAGCGCCGTAAATCGTAGCCTAAAAAAGATGGCGGAAGCAGCAGGTATCAATCATAACCTGACATTCCACACATCGCGCAGGACTTTCGCTACACTTACACTCGCTGCGGGAGGTGATATATACACAACGAGTAAATTGCTCGGTCATACGTCCGTCAACACCACTCAACGCTATGCAGAGGTGGTGATGGAGTCAAAAGTCGATGCCATTAAC